ATAACACAAGTGTTGCAAATGTGTCACACCTTGAATGGCTAGGCGATTCGCTGTCCGAGCGCAAGAAAAATCTTTTGTCAACCCCAAGAATCCTCTTGACATCCCTTGGGACCCTCCAGATTTCCACTGGTGATTCGCCTCGGGGTGCGCATCCACCCACATCTGCAAAACAAAAAATTTACTTGTGTTGCACAAATGTCACACTAGCGTCTAACTAACCCCTTGACGTACAACAAAAAAGAATCCTTTGAATACAACAAGTTATAAGAATGTTCTCAACTAATAGTTTACAAACGAAAAAAAATGTACCATATGTAAGTATAGAGGTACTATACTATAGTATAGACGTAAGTTAAAACTACCCAACATATTACCAGATAGATTACAACTAAAGTTCTACTATAGTACCTCTATACAGCTTTCCATTTTTATTTAGGTGTTGTTGTTCTATGGACAAACTAAAGTATAGCGAAACAATCGCAAAAGCTGTCCGTACAGGCATCCGTAATGGTGTTGCTGTTAAGGACATTATGGCATCCATTCAAAAATACCAACAGGCCCCAAGTTCATCTGCTACATTTTATAAGTTGTATGGTGATGACATTGCTCAAGAACGAGCAGAGATTGTTGGGTTGATTGGTTCTGTTGTAATCCAACAGGCAATGGATGGCGACTTTAAGGCTGCTGAGTTTTACTTACGGTCTAAAGGTGGCTGGTCGCCCACACAAACGAACATTGAGGTTGAAGGCTCTGGTGATGCTGATGAGGACACAGGGGCTATTGACAGCCTGATGTCTTTACTAGGCAAATCAAATGAGTCTCCCGATAACAGCGAATGACCTACGAGCATTACCCGATGCAGAAGTAGCAGAAATCCTAAAGAAGCTAGGACCAAAGCAAGCAGAAGAACTACGGTATAACTGGGAGTTCTGGGCTAGACCAGATCAGTTAGAACCCAAAGGTGATTGGAACGCTTGGTTGGCTCTTGCTGGTCGTGGATGGGGTAAAACCCGTGCTGGTTCCGAGTGGGTAAGACATAGGATCAAAAAAGGTGACAAGATCGTTCATTGTGTTGCTCCTACTAAGGGTGATGTTCGTCGTGTTATGGTTGAAGGTGATAGCGGATTACTTAACGTTTGTTGGTCAGGTGATAAAACCTACCGAGGCAAACCCCTCGGTTTCCCTGTATGGTCCCCTACTAACAATACTCTGACATGGGAAAACGGTGCTAAGGCCGTATTTTTCTCTGCGGAGGACCCTGAGCGTCTACGTGGTCCACAGGCTTATTCAGCTTGGACGGACGAGTTGTGTGCTTGGAGAAACGCCCAAGAAACTTGGGACATGATGATGTTTGGCCTACGTTTGGGTAAAAAGCCGCAAGTTTTTATCACAACTACGCCAAAAACTACAAAATTACTTAGAACTATTATTTCTGACCCCAAAACGCATATTTCTAAGGGTTCTACGTTTGATAACGCAGCAAACCTTGCAGATACGTTTCTTGATGCGGTCAAAAAGACTTATGAAGGTACCCGATTGGGTCGCCAAGAACTTTACGCAGAAGTGTTAGACGAAGCCTCTGGAGCCTTATGGAACAGAGAGTTGTTGTTTAAGTGTGAAGTCGATAGAGATGATATTCCCCCACTTAGTCGCATTGTTGTTGCAGTAGACCCTGCGATTACTAATAAGACAGACAGTGACATGACTGGTATTATTGTTGCTGGCATAGATCAGGACGGTATTGCTTATGTCCTAGAGGATCACACAGATAACTACAGCCCTAAAGAGTGGGCATCCAAGGCTATTGAACTTTATCACACACATATGGCAGACCGTATTGTTGCAGAGCGCAACCAAGGCGGTGACATGGTTCGTCACACACTGCAAACCGAAGATGAAAACGTCCCGATTAAGCTAGTACATGCTAGTCGTGGTAAGATGGCACGGGCTGAACCTGTGTCTGCACTATACGAACAAGGCAAAGTAAAGCATGTCAAGGGACTTAACGACTTAGAAGATCAGATGGTACAGTGGGAACCTTTAGGGTCCATAGGCTCACCAGACCGTCTTGATGCTATGGTATGGGCTTTAACGGACCTCTCACTGAACGGATACGCAAAACCACAACTAATACTAGCGTACTCCAATGCCAAAGGTTTAAGGTAAAATGGTAAAGAAACTCTCAACTACGGAGGCAACCCAAGTTCTGGGTATTGCTGGCGATAATACACATAACGGTCAAATCCGTGCTGACGAGTTTCTAGCTGAATTACGTGGCAAAAAGGCTATCAATAAGTTCCGTGAGATGCGTGATAACGACAGTACCATTGGTGCGGTTATGTACGCAACTGAGCAAGTATTGCGTGACGTTGAACTAAAGGTAGAACCAGCCAATGACACAGAAGCCGCCAAGAAAGAAGCGGAGTATGTTAAGTCCGTGCTTGAGGACATGGAACATTCTCTTGATGATCACGTGGCTGAGGCTCTCTCTAGCCTATCTTACGGCTTCGCATGGTTTGAGGTTGTTTATAAGCGGCGTGTGGGGCCTAGTGAGACTAATCCCAAGAAGCGTTCTAAGTATTCTGATGGTCGTATGGGTGTGCGTAAGATCGCTATTCGTGCGCCGTGGACGGTAAGTCGTTTTGAAGTAGATAAGCAAACAGGCGAAGTATTGGGGGTCTACCAAGAAGGTAGTTATGCTGGAACAAATAAGCACTTTATCCCTAGTCGCAAAAGCCTTTACTATCGCACTACTACAATTAATGGTGACCCTGCTGGGCGTAGCATCCTTCGCAACGCTTATACTAGCTATCAGTATCTTAACAATCTACAAGCTATTGAAGCGATTGCAGTGGAACGTGAACTTGCAGGTATTCCTGTTGCTCGTATTCCTAGTGAGTACCTGTCTGCTGATGCTACCGCTGCCCAAGCGGCCTTCGTTGCCAACTTGCAGCAGATTTTGCGTGACGTTAAGTTTAACGAGCAAGGATACATCATCACACCATCTGACACGTACCCCGATAGTAACGGAAGTCCTACCAACATTAGATTAGTTGATGTTGAGTTGATGGCCTCAAACGGCAAACGTAACATCGACATTGACCCTATTGTACGTAGGTACCAACATGATATTGCACGTAGTGTGCTTTCAGAGTTTCTTATGCTTGGTAGCCAAGGTGGATCATATGCCTTGTCCAAGTCTAAGACAGACCTGTTCCTCCGAGCCTTGGAGTCCTATATACAAGCTATCGTTGATGTTCTCAATAAACAGTTGATTGAACGTCTGTGGGAGTTGAACGGTCTGAACTATGACCTCATGCCAGTCGTTAAAGCTGGTGATGTCGCTCCACATGATCTTCGTGAGATTGCTGGATTCCTGCGTAACCTCAACGGCGCAGACATTAACGTGGCAGATCATCCAGAGGTTATCCAAAACCTTATGGATATTGCTGAACTCAATTATGACCCTGACGTTGGGGTTGATAAAGAAACAAAAGAACAGGAAACAGAATAATGGCATTTTTAAATGACCGTGTTTTTGACAATGGACTAACCATCCTTGACACAGAAGCTAATGCGATCCACGTGACTTCGCAAGAGGCAGCAGACTACACAGAAGCAACATCAACATACACACTAGGTAATTCTACATCACTTTCTATCGGTGCACCTGCTGACCGTACAGGTGGTGGACGTAAAGTAACAGTGGCAGCTATCGCAGACGGCTCTATCACAGGTGACGGAACAGTTACTCACTACGCTATTGTTGATACAACGAACTCTCGTTTGCTTGCTACTGCTGCTCTAACAGCATCACAATCGGTTACTAACGGAAACACATTTACGTTGGCAACATTTGATATTGGTATCCCTGACCCATCATAAGGTTAAACTATGGCACTTGTAATTAAAGATCGTGTAAAAGAGACCACTACAACTACTGGTACTGGTGCTTACACATTGGCAGGTGCCGAGCAAGGGTACCAAGCCTTTTCAGTAATTGGGGATGGTAATACTACATACTACACTTGTACTGACAACTCTGAGTGGGAAGTTGGTATAGGTACGTATACAGCATCGGGTACAACCCTAGCACGTACTACCATCCTGTCGTCCTCTAATTCTGGTAATGCAGTAAACTGGGGTTCAGGTGAGAAGTTTATCTTTGTCACTCAACCAGCCTCTAAAGCTAACTACTTGGATGCTGACGGTTACATTACTGGTACAGAGGTTAAGACACACATTGACCTAAACACTACTACAGGTAATAAACCTTCACATGCAGAAGGTCGTCTATTCTATGACGATGCTTTCGGCGCACTAGCGTTCTACAATGACGAAGCTGATATTACCCTACAGATTGGTCAAGAAGATTACATCCGTGTCTACAATGACACAGGCTCAACAATTTCTAACGGCTCTGTTGTATATCTAACAGGTGAATCTGGTGCAACGCCTACTATTGCGCTTGCTACAGCTAGTGGTACTTACGAACAATCACAGGCAGTTGGTCTTGCAACACACGACATTGAAAATGCAAGCGTTGGCTATGTAACTACACGGGGCCTAATTGGGGATGCAAATACGGCACACCTAACTGTCGGTGAACACGTACACGTTGGTACAACCGCAGGTTCAACACAGACTGCCGCACCTACGTATCCTAACTACGCTACTGACGTTGGTATCTGTCTTATCTCTCACGCATCCGCTGGTTGTATTTACGTAAATGTGCAGACACATGCGTTTGAGACATTCCGTTCAGCAGGTAACTCTCACTTTGATGCAGACGTTACTATTGAGGGTGACCTTACTGTTAATGGTACTCAGACGATTACCAACAGTAACAACATCTCTTTGTCGGGTTCGTTTAACTACTTTAACTCTGGTGACACAATCACAAACCCTACCTTTACTGGTAGCGGTCTGGACGACTTAGAGTTCAAGGGTCACTATAACGGTTCATCCTCTAACAAGACTTTCTCTGTAAAGATTACAACAGAGGCTCATGGTCAAGACGATGACTTTTTCCGTTGGTCTACTGACAACTTTACAACACAGTCTGCTGAGATTGAGATCACAGGTGACGAACAAGAGTTAGAAGATGGTATAAGTGTTAAATTCAACGCTGTTGACGGACACACACTTAATGACCGATGGGATGGTACAGCGTCCCCAGTAAACGTAGATACAGGTATCGCCTCTAACCGTAACACTGGTACATCTGGTGTCGGTTATACGCACATTGGTATGTACTACGATGTTTCTACTGGGTACTGGACGTTCTTTGATGAATACTCACCAGAGCCAGAAGGTACTATTGATGTTGATCATAGTAGTTTTGAGTATGGCACAGTAAAAGCTGCCACATTCATTGGTAACCTCACTGGCACAGTAACAGGTAACGCATCTAGTGCTACAGGTCTAGCTGCTGCTGCAAACATTGCTTTGACTGGCGATGTTACAGGTAACGTGGATTTTGACGGCACAGATGACGTAAGTATCACAACTACCGTCGCTAACGATAGTCACACACACGACACACAATACGTTAAGCTAGACGGTTCTAACAGTATGACAGGTACCTTAAATGTGCCTACTGTTGATTTAGGTGACTGGACTATCACAGAATCAGGTGGCAACCTAATCTTCCAATACCAAGGAACAACTAAGTTTAGCATGAACTCTAGTGGCACAATGTCTGTCGCTAATGACGTAGAAACTGACGCAACTTTCACTTAATAAAAACAATAATAAGCTAATAGTGGGAACACGAAGATGGCAGTAAAGATTAATGGTGTAACGGTTATTGATGATAGTCGAAACATTACAACTGACGTAGGCACCATTGATGGTCGCAATGTTGCAACAGATGGTCAAAAACTTGACGGTATTGACGCTGGTGCTGACGTAACTGCTGACAACCTATCTTCCGCATTAACTGGCTTAGGTACAACAACCGATGTCACTGGTAGTGATATTGTTGCGGTGTATGACGACAGTGCTTCTACTTGGAAGAAAGCAACAATCACCAACGCTGCCTTACAAGGCCAAAAGGGACAAAAGGGTGAGACTGGAGCAACAGGTACTACAGGCTCTACAGGTGCTAAAGGTCAAAAAGGTGAAGTAGGTGTTACTGGCTCTACAGGTGCTACTGGACCTACAGGTGCTACTGGTAACGTTGGCCCTAAAGGTCAAAAAGGTGAGGTTGGCGCAACAGGTGCTACTGGCTCTACTGGTCAAAAGGGACAGAAGGGTGAAGTAGGCTCTACAGGTGCTACTGGTTCTACTGGTGCTAAAGGACAAAAGGGTGAGACTGGAGCAACAGGCGCTACAGGTTCTACAGGTGCTAAAGGTCAGAAGGGCGAAGTAGGTGCCACTGGCTCTACTGGTGCTTCAGGTACTAACGGTGCTAAAGGTCAGAAGGGCGAAGTAGGCGCTACAGGTTCTACAGGCTCTACTGGTCAAAAGGGACAGAAGGGTGAAGTAGGCTCTACAGGTGCTACTGGTTCTACAGGCTCTACTGGACCTACAGGTGCTAAAGGTCAAAAGGGTGAGACTGGTGCTACTGGCTCTACAGGTGCTACTGGCTCTGCTGGTTCTACTGGTGCTAAAGGTCAAAAAGGTGAAGTAGGTGCTACTGGCTCTACAGGCTCCACTGGACCTACAGGTTCTACTGGACCTACAGGTGCTAAAGGACAAAAGGGACAGACGGGTGCTACAGGCTCTACAGGTTCTACTGGACCTACAGGTTCTAAAGGCCAAAAGGGACAGACTGGTGCTACAGGCTCTACTGGCTCTACTGGTCAAAAGGGACAAAAGGGGCAGACAGGTGCCACAGGTTCTACTGGCTCTACTGGTGCTAAAGGACAAAAGGGACAGAAGGGTGCTACAGGTTCTACAGGTGCTACTGGTGCTACTGGTCCCGCAGGTCCAAACGGTGGCTCATCCCACTACGTAAACGAGGGTAACAACTACTCTAAATACCGTTTGTGGGGTAACAGTAGTACATACGGTATCGGCATGTACTCTGGTCAGACACACGGCGACCTAAACGACTACGGCATGACGTTCCAGATGAATGACGACAATGATCGTGGTTTTATCTGGCGTGATAGTGCAATGTCAGCATCACAAGCTGCTATGTCGTTGTCTACCCGTGGTCGTCTGACTGTATCTGATACACTTAAAGTTGGTTATGGTGTCTCTGATACTGGTGGTACGTCTTATGACCTACAGGTTTCTGGTAACTCTTATGTAACTGGGGACATGTACGTTGGTGACCAGATCATTCACATTGGTGACACCAACACGTACACACAGTTCCACGCAGCAGACCAATGGCGTGTTGTTACAGGTGGTACAGAGCGATTTGAAGTAAACAACAGTCAAATCTATGCAACCAGACAAATCAGATGTACTCAGAACATCACAGCTTATTATTCTGATGATAGACTAAAGACTAAAGTTGGGCCTATTTCAGATGCACTTGATAAGTTAAAGACCCTTGAGGGTTTCTACTATGTAGAGAATGACCTTGCAAAAGCATACGGCTACGAAACAGAAGGTCTACAAGTTGCTCTATCGGCTCAAGATGTTGAAGAAGTTTTGCCAGAGGTTGTACACCCAGCACCTTTCGATGTAGATGTTGACCCCAATGGAAATCAGTATTCCAAGAGTGGGGAAAACTATATCACTATTGATTACGCAAAGATGGTGCCACTACTTGTGGAGGCAATTAAAGACCTCAGTGATGAGTTAGAGGAATTAAAAAATGGCATTACAAACTAGCGGTGCAATATCTCTAAACGACATTCACCTTGAAGCGGGAGGTTCTTCTGGGACCACCGCATCTTTGAACGACAGTGATATTCGTGGTTTGATCAGTAAGGCTTCTGGCGCACAAAGTTCTTTCTCTGAGTTCTATGGGGCATCTGGGGAATACTTTGAAACTTTTTCTAGTAATATTACTTGGTCTTACGATTCCAAGAATGATTGGTACGATGTCGAGTTTGGCAGCACGTTGGGGTATGATCCCAGTAACGTCTACGCAACTGGCCAATCACAAAGAAGAATCATTACAGCAACTACCTCAGGTGCGGCTCAAGGGACTAATCACTATCTAAGATTGGACCCCGATGGGAATTTCGATTGGTTTTTTGAAGATGGCGGCACAGGGTTTTCCGATCCCTACCCGATTCAGTCACAGCACAGCAACTTCCAGACTTGGTGGGATACCATTGATGTATACAACACAAACGTCAATTCAAGTGGGGTTTGGTTTACTATCAATAGGAATAACATATTTGACCCGAACACAAGCGCAAACATTCGTCTGAGCAATAGTTCTATGAGCCAGATTAATCCAAATACGGTTAATGACACCAAGATGGGTTCTAGTTCAAACGCTACTAACTTTTCTTTTGTGATTAACTACAATACCGAACCATCATAGGGGGCAAAATGTTACAACCAGAGCATTTATCTTTCAGGCTCTCCAAAACAGTGTCAGACTCTCTAATGGAGTTTGCACTAAATGATAGCATTGTACCCGCAAAACATGCCTTACGTCACTTGGACCGTGTTAAAACAGATGAGGAAGTTGTAAGTTTTTGGAAAAGAGTAACAAGGACTGTGGCAAGCAAACCAAACGGTTACTTTATACACTATGAATACAAAGGTAAAAGTAATGGTTTTGGTTTTGCAGAGTTTAAAGGGGATGTATTTTATGCCTACGGAGGATTCTTTGGCCCCATAAACGGTTCGAGAAAATATGGTATACAAAAAGAATGGTGGAACGCTATCGCAGACTTCGCTAAATCGGAGGGCTTCTCAGAGTTGCGCTTTGATGTTAGAAAGGGTAGTACGCTTTTATCCGCTTGCGAGATAGTCGCCCCGAAGTTAAAATACCCTTGTGAAATAGATAAAGCAGATCGACGTGCTGATTCAACTTATACATGTTTTAGAATTTACCTAGACTAATGAGGCTTTACATAAATTCCCGACAAACGGACCCCTTGTCTTTACCCGCAGTTAGGGATTGGTTAGATAAGAAACCTTTAACTGTGACAACAAGTGGTACTACAGGTCACCCAAAGACTGTAACACACTCTTATGAGTTAATGAGGCAAGTTGTAAGCAGTAACATAAAGTCTCTTGGACACCATGAAAACTCTAAGTTATTCTCTATACTAAACCCTAGAGGTATAGGTTATCAAAGCCTTATGGTTTATGTAGCACTAGAGGCTAACTGCGACCTTTACATAGAGGACTTTAACTTTTCTAATTATGTGGACAGGTTAAATGAAGTAAAGCCAACCTTCATGGTTATACCACCTAATATTTGGAGGGCCTTACACAAAAGACCTAAGTGGAAAGAATTAGACTTATCCAACATGGAAACATGTGTTATGGGTGGAGACTTTACACCAAGTGGTGCTTTAGAGGAGTTAAGAACTCACGGCGCACAAAGGGTTGTAAACCTGTACGGCTCTACAGAGGTCCCACCTGCTGTAATGTTTAGTGAAGAAGAAAACCACTACTCTATTGAGGACACTAATCCAAACTGCCAAATCGCTATATCTGACCGAAACACTTTGTTGTGTAAGTGGTCAGGGCAAGACGACTGGTGGGACAGTGAGGACCTTGTAGAAGGAACACTAGATAGCTTTACGTTAAAAGGTAGAGAGCGTAACATGTTCAAGCAAGATGTTACTAGAGTTTACCCAGAGGACGTAGAAAAAACAGCAACAGATTGTGGCGCAAGTTTAGCACTGTGTCGTCAAGAGCAAAACTCTTGTGTTTTATATTTTGTCGGTAACATGAACAAACGTAGACTACAAGAAAAACTGATACACATTCCTCGACTTAAATTCCGACAAGTTGATGAGATTAAAGTAGACAATAACCTGCGAAAAGTAATTCGCAACCAAATTTTGGAGTAACCCGATGTCAACCGATACTAACCTACGCACAATTACAAAGACTATTTCTTATCGGTTCTTTGTTATGTTGAGCCTTGCCCTAACAGGTGTTCTGTTTGCTAAACCCCCAGAGTGGATTATTAAGTTTGTGATCCTAAGTTGGACAATCGGTTTGGTAAGTTTCTTGATCCACGAGAAAGTCTGGAACATGTCAAACTTGTGGCGAGAGGGTTTAAACGACCTTAAACGGCGTAGTATCGCAAAGACAGTCACATGGCGACTCTGGAGCCTCTTTGTCGTGTTTATGATCTCTAAGTTTATTCTTGGCGGTTCATCTTCTGAGGCGGCAGCATACACTATCGTAAGCAACATTTTCTTTGTTGTAGTACATTATGCACACGAGCGTGGTTGGAATAAGATTACGTGGGGAAAGTATGCGGCTAACTAAGGATGATGCTGTAGAACTTATGAGGGAAGTCGGCAAGGTTTTTGACCGTGACTTCTCTTTAGGTTCTGGGGTTGATCCTGATGATTGGGACAGAGAGATACTACACGGTGTTATAATCTACAACGTCCTAATCTTAAAAGGCGAGTACGAAACATTAGACCTTGCCTATGAGAAAGCCTTACAGCACATAAGAGATCAGGTGCAACAAAAGCCTTCCTACCCCAGAGTTAGAAAGAGAACAACACTAAGTATATACAAACTGTTCCGAAAGTTAGAAAATGAACTCGAACAGGGTAATTCTACCAAAGAACTTTGATCCATCTAAGATCATAACGTATGGACCTTGGAAAGTTAATAGGGACTGGATTGAGCGATGTATAGCGGAAGAGATTGGCCCCACCCTTGGGATGCACAAAAGCACATCAAACCAAAGTTCGACATAGCATCTAGGCTTGAACGTGCAGCAAAATTTTGTGGTGGCAGGGAAAACCCCTACTCTGAACTTTATATTTCTGCCGCCGATGAAATCTACAGGCTACGTAAGTTGTGCGACGATAACAACGTAGATTACGGAGAATTACTACCCGAATGGCACTGATATATCAGGTATCCCTAAACGGTGACGCTTACGATGCACGTAACAAGACATGGGATCAGATATATTCTGAGACTAACTGTAAGCCCCGTACAGGCTGGAAAGACCCTTTACTTGACCGTACCCTGCTAAAAGGTGAGTTTGGGTGTTCTGTGAGCCATATGAGAGTTTGGCAGAAGATTGCAGACAGTGGGCTGAATGGTATTATCCTAGAGGAAGATGCAGTATTCTCTGAGATTAACCCCCATCATGTTGATCATAAGTTAGAGGATTACGACAGTGTATGGCTTGGGTATAGATGGAATAGTCTTGGTTACTGGTATAATTGTCATGCTTATGCTATTAGCCCTGATACTGCAAATCTTCTTTTAGAGGGTTTCAGCCAAGACATTATCCCTGTTGACGAGTGGATACCTGAGAAACTAAAAGACAAGCGTAACTACTTCTATCCGAAAGAGGTTGTTAAGCAAATTCCCCGTGAAACCCGACCTAGCACGATTGAGGAAACAGACATGCTACCCGAAAAAGAAACTAATATGCACATTGTGACTGTCGCCACAGACCCTAGTAAGGCTTGGGCTTTGTATCAGTCGGCAAATCACTATGGTGTAGAAGTGCACAACCTTGGCAAGAACTCTGATTGGTATGACCCAATGGAAGGTCATGCAGGTATGCCAAAGATTGACATGATGGTTGAGTTCTTGAAGGACTTACCCGCAGACGACATTGTGTTGTTCTTGGATGGGTACGACACCTTCTTTGTTAATTCACCTTTAGAAATACTAGAGCGTTTCAAAGGTTTTGGAGTAGACGTTCTATTTGGTGCAGAGGATAACTTCTGGCCCCCAGAGGACTTCCTACAGAAACAGTTTGATAAACAGCACCCTGACGAATACTACAAGTACCTCAACAGTGGTTGCTACATTGGTCGTGCTGACGCATTATACCACTTATTTACAGAGGAAGTTGTAGGTGACGGTGAGGATGATCAACGGTATTGTCAAGTACGCTACCTAGCACGTACCCCACCACCAGAGGACGCACCTATCCAGTGGAAGTGGGACCGTATAAACTTTCCTTACAAGATTGCCTTGGATCACGAGGCTTACATCTTTCAGAACCACGACCATTCTGTAACGGTTCAAGATCGTCAGATGTACGGTGCCATTTGTTGCCCTTGTGTTTACCACGGTAACGGTGGTGAGTTAGCTAAAGACAAGTTCTTGTATCTGGCTAATATGTTTGGCTATAAAGAACCACAACCTGTCGCTTACCTTATGACACTAGACTACGAAGAGGTTGCACCAGAAATCCTAGTGACACCCTTCCTTACAGAACGTCAGTGTGAATGGTTGATTGACAAGTCTGAACGTGTCGGTGGTTGGGGCGAACTAGATGGTGATAAGTTCCCTGCCCAAGAGATACGACTAAAGAAACTGGGTTTCTGGGAAGAGTATGAAAACCTCTGGAAAGAGAAACTTGCTAAGATCGCTATGGATCATTGGAAGCCTTATGCTCACATTGGTCTGCGTGATGCCTTTACGATGCGTTACTCTCCGTCAACTCAAAAGGAATTAGGTTGGCACACAGACGCATCCTTAGTGACTGGCTCTGTTAAGCTGAATGACAACTACGAGGGTGCAACTCTAATATTTCCACGGCAAGATTTTACCAACATTGATGTACCTGTTGGTCACTGCATTCTATTCCCATCGGATGTGACACATGGACATTATGTCAATGAATTACAGGGTGGCACAAAGTACAGCCTAACAATGTGGACCTCACGATACGAGGGTGATGTAAACTAGGAGTAACAAATGTTTGGTACTAGCCCCTTTTCGTCGGCCCCTTTTGCTGATGAAGGACCTAAAATATACGATCTCACGGCTAGTGCCACCTCTACTGGTACGCCCGTTTTAAACTCGGTTTCAATGTCAGAGGAAGAAACACTTAGCACCTCTGGTGAACTAAGGACTGATAACCCTCTTGTTGACATGCCCGCCTTTAACCAAGGTCAGACATTAGCATCTGAAGAGTTAGCAACAAACAGCCCTACGGTTTCCGAGACTACATTGCAAGAGGATGAAACCTTTAGTGCCGATAATATAACACTGGGTGTTGTAAGTTTAGACACTCTTGATATTATAGTTGATCACATACTGTCTACATCAACTGACCTTGAATCTGGTAGTGTTGAAGTTAGTGTAGCTACTTTTAATCAGGATCAGGTACTTGAAACTAGCGTGTTAAGCACAGGTAGTGCTGATGTAACTAACACTACAATGCAAGAGGAAGAAACTCTTTATGCTACTCTAATTGAGACTCTATCACCCTCCGTTGGTGTTGCAGGTTTCATAGAGAATAGTGTATTGTCTGCCGACAACATAAACACTGGCTCAACTATTGTAAACTCTACTACAATGGTTGAGGATGAAACGTTCACAACCCCTGACATGTCAACGGGCAGTGTTTCTCTGGCTACGACGAGTATCAATCAAGATCAAACATTCGAGTTTCCTGATTTAGACACGGGGCCATCTATAGTGTCGGATATAGCAATGTCCGAAGAAGAAACTTTGACAGCACGTGAACCTGTTATAAACGATCCAGAGACCCCATCTGTTGACTTTAATCAGGGTCAAACTTTAGAGTCTGTTACGCTTGTAATCTCTGATGTGTATTTCTCCCCCACTATGATAAAAGAGGACGAGAAACTTTATACAGACGAGTTGTCAACTGGTTCGGTATCTTTACTCGTAGGCGTACTTAGACAAGAACACTTACTAGGTGAAGCAGCTAATATAAACACGGGCATTAGGCAGATTGATGCGGGGTTCTTTACACAGAATCACTCACTAGATAACGACGAACTACTATCTAACTCACATATACTTGATCTTGTAGAGATTGAGGCTGACCACAAGTTCTCTCCACCTAACGTAGACCTTGTTGGACACAATGTTGAGGAAGCCTACTTTAACCCTGCTTTTGCTAGGGAAGTGAACGCAGATAATAAGATAATCGGAAACAGGGCAGTCTTTAAGGGTGGTAACAACACTAAGTTTGGTCGAACCGCAGGTAATAGAGTTAAGGTAGGATAATGGCTTTTAAGATTAAAACAAATGACACCAGCCCAAAGCTGACAGTAGACTTAGAAAATGCTGCTGGCAACGCTGTTGACCTTAGTGGGGCTTCCGCAAGGTTTCATATGAAAAAGTATGGTGCCTCCAGCCTAAAGGTTGACGCAGAGGCAGACATTACTGATGAAGATGGTGGACGAGTAGAGTATTCATGGTCACTTCTTGATACAGACGAGGCGGGAACTTACTACGGCGAACTAGAAATCACATATGGTGATAGTACAGTAGAGACATTCCCTAACAGCGGTTATTTCACGATTATTATTCAAGAGGACCTAGACTAATGGCAAAAGGTTTAGCAGCAAAGGTTAAAGAACACAATGCGAAGTCTAAGCACAAGGTTACAACAAGTATGCTCCAAACTGTCTACAATCGGGGCGTGGGTGCTTATAGAACGAACCCTAGTTCTGTACGCCCTAACGTTAGTTCCCCTGAACAGTGGGCTATGGCACGTGTTAATAGCTTCTTACGCATTGTTAGTGGTAGTAAGTCTGCTAACCACGATAAAGACCTGCTTCCATCTGGTCACCCTAGCAGCACTAAGAAACGTGAGTATATCAACGACGATGCATATGTTGTAGACAAGGCTGATAAACCTCTAAACAAACCGTTTCGTCTACCCAAGGGTTCTAGCAAGAAGTTTGGTGTGTACGTAAAATCTGGTGACAAAACAGTTAAGGTTACATTCGGTGACCCTAACATGGAAATTCGTCGTGATGATCCAAAGGCACGTGCTAACTTTCGTAGCCGACACTCTTGCGATACAGCGACAGATAAAACTAGCGCACGTTACTGGTCGTGCCGTATGTGGAGTGGTAGTACCGTGGGAAGTATGACAAAAGATATTACAGGTCAAATCTTAAAGGCCGATGAAGAACAACGCATGGTCTATGGTTGGGCCTCTGTAGTAACCGAAAAGGGTGAACCAGTAGTTGACCGCCAAGGCGATGTAATTGAACCTGACACACTTGTTAAAGCCGTAAACAAGTTTATGGAACATGTACGTGTCGGTAAAGAGATGCACCAAGGGGAGCAAATTGGACGTGTGATCCACTCCATGCCAATCACCAAAGAGATCGGTGAATCCTTGGGCATACAGAGTGACCGTGAGGGCTGGGTTGTAGCGTTTAAAGTCTATGACGATGAAGTCTGGAACAAGGTCAAATCTGGCGAACTAGCTGCCTTTAGCATTGGCGGCAAAGCAATCAAGGAAGATTACGACGATGCCTAATCTACTTAAACAACTTGAACTTGAAGAGTTATCCCTTGTGGATCGCCCTGCCAATGCACAAGCAATGGTATCCTTGTTCAAACGTGACAATTCCAATGAGGAACAAATGACAGAAACACTAGAAAAAATGGGTTACGACGAAGAAAAGTTGAAAGCCTACATGGAGAAAAACTCTTGCTCCCGTGAAGAAGCTATGAAAGCACTAAACATGGACGAGAAAGAAGTTGAGAAATCAGAAGAAATTGACCCTATGGTTGCAGAAGTTGACGAAGCTGACGTTGCTCAAGCTGAGATCGACACCCTGAAAGCAGAGAACGAGCGTCTACGCAAGTCTTTGATTGAAGCAGGTTTTGTAATCAAAGCAGAGTCAATCGAAAAGAAAGCTGAACCAGAGTACCTAGAGTACAACGGTGAGCAAGTAAACAAAGCTGACATCCCAGCAGTAATCTTGAAAGCCCTAGAGGAAGCAGAGGTTGCTAAAGCAGACGCAGAGTTGACTAAATCAGCAACAGAAGCACTACCTCACTTTGACGTAGATGTTGCTAAGTCTCTTGTCGCTAAACATGCTGACGACGAAGCTGTAATGAATGTCCTGAAAGCTGCTGACTCTGTGTTCGCAGGTAAGATGGAAGAAGTTGGTAAGTCAGACGCAGACGGTGAGTTCGCTTCTGCTGCTGATGCACTAGATGCAATGGTTAAGTCTTACATGGACGAGAACCAAATGAAGAAATCAGAGTACGCCAAAGCATATGCTGCTGTAGCTAAAACAGACGATGGTAAGGCTCTAATCAATAAATCCTATAAGGGGGAATAAAGATGGCTGTAATGCAAAGCCGTGATACACGCACATTCGTAGCTGGTGAGGACCTATCGTCAGCACAATTCAAATTCGTTACACTAGAGTCAGACGGTCAAGTTGACCTAGCTGATGCTGCTGGTGAACGTGCTATCGGTGTTCTATTGAACAAACCAACATCAGGTGCCGCTGCTACTGTCGCAATGACAGGTAAAGTAATGGTTGAAGCTGGTGCAGCAGTAACCGCTGGCGATCAAATTCAGACTAACGCTGCTGGCGAAGCTATCGAAGCTGCCACTGGTGACGTTGTAATGGGCTACGCACTAGAAGATGCTGTAGACGGTCAAATCTTCGCTATGGAATTGATCCAAGGCGGCAACGTAGTACCTGCGTAAGCTAATATAGAAAAGGAATAAAATAACATGCCTATGTTGACACCATCGGCGGTCCACCTAGACCAGCCGCTTACAAACTTGACCATTGCTTATGTTCAAGACCAAGCAAACTTCATTGCTGACAAAGTATTCCCAGTTGTGGGCGTAGACCGTCAGTCAGACAAATACTACGAGTATGACCGTGCGAACATGAACCGCACAGGCGATGTTGCTAAACTAGCACCACGTACAGAAGTCAACCGTATTGGTCAAACAGTATCAAACAGTTCATACTATGCAGACGTTTACGGTCTAGGTATGGACTTCGATGAGCAAACACTTGCAAACGAAGATGCTGCTTTGGACATTCGTGCATCAGGTGCGCAAACTCTTGTCAACCGCCTAATGATCCATCGTGAGGAACAGTTCGCTGATACATTCTTCAAGGCTGGCGTCTGGGGTACAGACAACACACCAACAAACTTGTGGTCAGACTACACCAACTCAACTCCAATCAAAGACGTGACTAACGCTCGTCGTACAATGCAGTTGAAATCTGGTGGCTTCAAGCCAAACACAATGGTTGTCGGTAAAGAAGTTCGTGACGTATTGATCAACCACCCAGACATCCTTGCACGTCTAAACGGTGGCGCAACTGTAAACAACACAGCGATGATCACAGACGCTAAACTAGCGGAAATCTTTGAAGTAGAAAACTTCTACGTCATGGAAGCTGTGAAAAACACATCAGTTGAAGGTGTTGCAGAATCAAACGCATTCATCGGTGCAGACCACGCATTGTTGGTACACGGCCCACGTAACGCTGGCCTAATGACACCAGCAGCGGGTCTAACATTCGCTTGGAACAACATTCCAGGTGCGAACAACTTGGGTATCTCAGTTGAGTCTTTCTCAGACGATGCATTGAAGCGTATGCAGGTTGCAGAACACATCCAAGTTAAAATGGCTTATGACATGAAAGTCACAGGCGCAGACTTGGGTTACTTGTTCGAGCAAGTTATCGCTTAAATTACTTGAGGGGGGCTTCGGTCCCCCTTTTCACTAGCTAGGAATCCCGATTATGAAATTTGACATGCCACTACAGATTGACCAACCACTGTTTGTAAAAGTCCCGTTTGATGGTTCTGGTCGATCTTGGAAAATACAAGAACACTTCCCTTGGAAGGAGATGGGTGTGGACTACGAGCGAGTTAAACACTTGTACGGTATCCGCTTCCTGTATCACAACGAAGAATTAGCAGCTAACCTAAAGGTTGGTGATGGACTAGAAACACTAGACATCGACGGACTAAACGAACTTGTCAACACTATTAACGCTAAGGTTAAAGCTAAGACAAATAGTGAGTTAGAGTTCAACCGAAAGAAGTGTAAGAAGTCAAAGATACTAGACAAACAGCGTGGCCTAATTCGATCATGGCGGCGTAACTACGGTGAATTAGAGGTATAATAAATGGCTTGGTCCTACGATGAACGTAACTTAAATACAACGGATGCTTTGGGTCGTCTAAATGCCACACGGTTTCTGATTGGTGATACCAATGAAGATGATCAGCAGGTACAAGACGAAGAAGTTGCGTTTGCGCTGGCCCAAGCTAATAACAATACTTACTTTGCGGGTGCCTTTCTTTGTCGCACCATTGCAGCCAAATACTCACGAAACGTAGATGTTAAGATTAGTGGTGCCTTAGAGGAAACATCAAGTCAGCTACAGGCACACTACTTAGAACTTGCAGAAGCCCTAGAGTATCAAGCACAGAAAACTGGTGGGTTGCTTGGTATTAAGGCTGGCGGTATTACTGTCTCAGCTACGGACACAGCACGTGCTAATACTAACCGTGTTGCCCCTAAGTTCAACAAAGATAAGTTCCAGTTCGATAAGCAAGTCTACGACTACGATTAAGGAGTGAGCCATGAACGCCTATAATCTACTGCGATTAGTGCAGAGACATGGTTCTACTCTGACCTTGCATAAGGTGTCGGAAGGTACTTATGACCCTGCCACTGGTTCCCTTACTGGGGGCAGCACGACAGACTACGAGATCACTGGTTATATGTATAATGCAGTGCTTAGTGTTGATAACGATAATGTACAACGTGGTACTAAGAAGATAATTATCCCAGCCCTAGGACTTAGTGTTGTTCCTGATGATGGTGACAGTGTATCAGGTTTGGGCGACAAGGTACACATTGTAAGTGTTATCACACACTACTCTGCTGGACTTGCTGTCCTATATGAGTGTGGGGTTAATGAGTAATGCGCCAAGGTTTCAAGTTCAAGAAGTCTAATATACTTAAAGAAGCCGAAGCCATTGATGCTCAACTAGAACAAGAAGTAGAAGCCTTTTTCACTCAAATGGCAAGGGATACAATAGAGTGGTCTAAACGTGGTAGCAACCCTGCGTCTAAAGGTGTAGGTATGGGCGGTGGCGTTGACACTGGTGCTTACATAACCTCTTTCCAGTTTATTACGGGTAGGGGTAGGCCAAGAGGTAAGTCGTCAAAAGGTAGACCCAAAGGTCAGGACCCAAATAAAATGGGTGCAATAGGGTTTGAGCAACTTATGTCTGATTTAAGCAGGGTTGACTTTAGAAATACCACAAGCCTTACCCTAAGCAATGGATCACCTCACGCATACTATGTAGAGAACAAACACGGCTTACTGGTGTTTAGTAAACTAAGGAATAAATATGGCTAACGTAGATAGAACAATCCGTGCTGCTTTGGAAAGTCAGTTAGCTAATATCACTGACGTACCCTCAATAGCCTACGAGAACGTCCCCTTTAGCCCTACAACGGGGGAAAGCTACTTAGAGGTACGGTATGTGCCTGTAACACGTAGACCTGCTGTACGGGGCTTAAATCCACAACAGAGATACGATGGTATATTTGCTATCAACTGCTATGCACCAGAAGGTACTGGACCTGCTGCTGCTGACACACTAGCCCAGAATGTAATGGAAGCATTTGAGGCAACAACAAAACTAACATCTGGTGGCTTAACTGTGTTCATCGACTATGCTGAAAGACAGCAGGGTCTAACAGACAGCCCTTGGTTTCTTGTACCAGTTTCAGTCGGATGGTACGCTTATAATTAATTAGGAGATAACTCATGGCCTTTGCACAGGGTTCACGTTCCAGCCTGTCGTTCATTACTGAAAGCACATTCGGTACGACACCTGCTGGTAACTTTACAAACTTACCTTTCACTTCACACTCACTAAACCTAACAAAAGATCGTGTTGCTGGTAACGACATTCAGGCAGATCGTATGCCACGTGTTGACCGCCATGGTAACAAATCAGTAGCGGGTGATATTTCTGTTGACCTTCGTGATGGTGACTACGATGCTTTTCTAGAAGCTGCTATGTTGAACACATGGTCAACTAACGTACTTAAAGTTGGTACAACACCTAAGTTCTTCTCTATTGAAGATTATGCTGCTGACATTGATCAATCCCGTGTTTTCACAGGTTGTACTGTCAACACAATGGGCGTATCACTTGCGCCTAATCAAATGGTAACAACTTCTTTTGGTATTGTCGGCAAAGACATGTCGATTGGTCAGACAGAAAAAACACAAGATGATCCCTCTGGCGCATCACCTTTTGATGCTTACTCTGGTAACCTAAAGATTGCTGATCACGGCAGTTCTTTGGCAGACGCAGCTATCGTAACTGGGATGGACTTCTCTATTTCTAACGGCTATGCACCTACGTTTGTAATTGGTGACAACTCAGCCCCAAGCCTAGAGTTTGGTCGTGCAGAAGTAGAAGGTACACTATCTGTTTACTTTGAAGATGCAACTCAGATCAACCGCTTTGTCAACGAGACAGAGACAGCCCTAGAGGTTGAGGTTGGAGATGGCACAAACACAATGACATTCCTATTCCCACGTGTTAAGATTAACTCTGCTGATGTGGGCGTAGACGGTCCTACGAGCCGTGTAATTTCTATGGGCTTCGTTGGTCTATATGACTCAACCGAAGGTACTAACCTGAAGATCACACGCTCTGCGTAATCCCTAGCTAGGGCAGGGGGGTGTTGGTGTCGGGTCTGATGCCCCCCTATTAAACTAACCCGAATATCCCGAAGGAACCTGACTATGGACTTAAAAGACTTAACCCCGAAAAGTGACATTATTAAAGTTGAATTGGCTCACCCAACTACAGGGGAACCCTTGCTCAACGACGACAAATCTCGTATGACCATCTCTATTTATGGACCCTACAGCAAGGAATACAAGAAAGTATTGTACGAGCATACAAAAGATAAAATCGCAAGTGGTACAGCCAACTTAGACCCTGTTGATATAGAACAGCTAAACATAGACGTGTTGTCTGAAACAACTGTATCATGGAACATCACATTTGATGGAAACAACCCAGAACTTACCAAAGACTTAGCAAAAGAGATTTATGAGGAAGTTTTCTGGATCAAGGCACAGATTGACGAGGCAGTAAAAGAAGCCTTGGATTTTACGAAAGCCTGACCTCTGACCTCCTAGCTTACGCTGAACACCACTTCAAGCTGAGTGTTACAGATAAGGACGGTGTTAGTCAAAGGGAACATCTGGAACAGGTACAAAAGCAGACTGGGAAGGTTATCAAAGACCTTGAGGGTCCACCTTTCCCTAACTTGCTAAACTCTACTTGGTCAAACTTCGTAAACTTATCAAACACACGACAGTCTGGTATGGGTATCGGACCAATTACCTACACTGAAATAAAAAGCTATGTAGAACTCACTGGTAATTTCTTATCGCCAGATGAGGTCAGGCTAATAAAGCGTTTAGACGCTACTTATATAAGGATTATGAACAGTGCAAAGTGAGTATAAAGTTGATATTTCTGATCTCATAAGGGCTAGGAAAGAGATCAAGAAGTTTGCTAAGGATAACGTAGATGCCTTTGCAGTTGTCAACTCACGTATGGTCAAGAGTGGTGATGCCACTGCCCTAATGTTTGACAATATGGGTCGTGCGATGAACACGACTGGTAAAAAAGTCAACACTATGGGTATGCGTCTGCAACAAGCAGGTTATCAGGTAGGTGACTTTGCGGTACAGGTTCAAAGTGGCACAAACGTAGCTGTCGCTTTTGGACAGCAGATGTCTCAGTTGCTGGGTGTACTAGGCCCATACGGTGCCTTAGCTGGTGCTGGTGTCGCTATCGGTACAGCTATTATTGCTCCACTATTGGACGCTAAGAAACAAGCACAAGATACGCAAGAAGCTATAGACAACCTAGCTGATGCTGTTGCGGCACTAGACGATGAAACACTCAGTGACCTACAGAAACAGTTTGGTGAGGGTGCTGGTGTTGTACAACGCATGAGGGCAGAGGTTGTATCACTACAAGCTGACATTGCAAAGCTAAACTTTGACTCACAAGTTACTAAGTTAGCCGAGAAGTTTTCAAATACCTTTACTGAAACAGTTATACAATCTATAACGGAAACAGTACCTCTTATGGGTGGACTAACAGAAACCCCAGAGGAGTACATGAAATCACTTGGTCTTGACCCTAGTATAATGGGCAGGGGTTTCTTAGATTCTTTCTACGCTGCTATCAAAGCAGGTGACCCTGAGTTGGCAGAGGATTTATTCTATCAGCTTACTGACGCTATTAACATGCAAGAAGGTGGTATGAATGGACTTACCATCAAGGGTAAAGAGTTTGTAATAGAACTTGCAGACATGGTTGAACGTGCCTCTGAGTTACAAAAGAACCTAGATAAAGCGTCTAAATACTTTAATCGTACAGATGAAGGTCTTAGCGATGCTGAGTACAACGCAATGTTGGTTTATCAGGCTTATGGTGAAAGTAGAACTAAGGGTGCTAAAACTAAACCAAGATCATCAAAACGTAAAGGTCGTGACCCTGTAAATGCTAAAGACTATGCAGACCAATTAGTTCGTCAGGTAAACCTTGAACAGCGTCTAATAGGGATGTCACAAACTCAACAAGATTATGCACAAGTAATGTACGACCTTGTAGAAAGAAATAAAAAGGCTGACATAAAACTTACCGAACAGCAAATGGAATCTTATGCACGACAGATTCAAAAGGTAAAAGAGGTAATTAGGCAACAACAAGAGTATGAGGCACAAACCGAAGAAATCTCAAATATGATTGAGAGCAAGATGGGCGATGCCTTTATGTCTATGGTAGACGGTACTAAGAGTGTAGAAGATGCATTTAGACAAATGGCAGCGGAGATTATCAAAGAACTTTACAGGATTATGGTGGTCAAGAAAGCTGTTAATGCAATCATGGGCTTTATGGGTTTCGCTGATGGTGGTGTTATCAGTAATGGTAGCGTTATTCCGCACGCCAAAGGTGGTGTAGTAGGTGGACCAACATACTTCCCCATGTCTGGTGGTCGTACTGGACTAATGGGCGAGGCTGGCCCAGAGGCTATCATGCCACTTAAACGTGGACCTGATGGTAAACTAGGTGTTGAATCTAATGGCGGCGGTGGAGCAACTATAGTTCAGAACATCAATATTTCTACTGGTGTACAACAAACAGTACGTACAGAGATCAAACAGCTTATGCCGATGATTGCTGAAAGTGCTAAGAACGCTGTACTTGACGGTAAACGCCGTGGTGGTAACTACGGGAAAGGATTTGCATAATGGCGGCATTGTTCCCATTAGACATGCCAACTAACATTGGTATAGCTAGTATTGAACTAAGGGCGAAGAATACGACAGCAATGTCATTGTCGCCTTTTACTTACAAACAACAAATCCACCAATACTCAGGTCAAATGTGGGAGGCAGACATTGATTTGCCCCCTATGAACCGTGATGATGCAGAGGCTTGGGTTGCTTTCTTGTTGAGGCTACAAGGTCGTGTTGGTTCATTCCTACTGGGTGACCCTGCGGCTAAGACACCACGTGGTACTGCAAGATCAGGAGACCTTACATTTAATGGTAACTTTAACGGTACTGTTTATGCTGACATTCCTCTTGGCGATACCCTAAAGGCTGGTGACTACATTCAGATTGGTTCGTCTGCAACTGCAAGTCTACACAAGGTCCTTGCTGATTTCACTGGTACAGGCTCTAACGAAGAATTAGAAATATGGCCTAAACCACGTGCAGCAAAAACAAGCGTAGCTATGACATTCCTAGATGCTAAAGGTAACTTTAGACTAAACACTAACGAGGTTTCTTGGAGTGTTAATAACGCTAGTTTCTACGGTATTAGCTTCGGGGCTATGGAGGTTTTATAATGGCTAGAGGGATAGACTCGGCACTACTGACAGCCTTAACTCAACCAGAGGTACAGCCTTTTTATGCTGTTGAGTTCTTGTTCTCTGTTACACCTTTACGGTTCTGGACTGGTTACGGTGATCGTGATATTACGGTAAGAGGTGAAAGCCAAACTTTTACAGGTGCAGCGACACTCCTCTCAATCTCAGGTATGGACGAGGTTAAAGACCTGTCTGCTAAATCCGTCACTATTACACTTTCTGGTATAGAGTCTGAAGCTATTTCTTTAGCTTTAGCAGAAAACTATCAGAGGCGTACCTGTCGTATTTACGTGGGAGAACAGAGTGTGTCAAGCGTTGTAGAAGTGTTCACGGGTCGAATGGATACTATGTCGATCCAAGATACAGGTACAACAAGTACCATCGAACTTACAGTTGAAAGTAACCTTGTCGAACTAGAAAGAGCAAGTAACTGGAGATATACCAATGACAATCACAAATCCCGACACCCTGACGACGAGTTCTTTTCCTACGTACAATCTATACAGGACGTACAAGTAGCATGGGGCCGAAAAGCAAGTTAAACGCATACCTAAGAAACGTTAAAGGCATCCCTTTTGAGTGGGGTGTACACGACTGCTTTACCTTCACTAACAACGCATTTAAGTGTATGTACGGTCAAGGTTACGCAGACGATTGGATGTTTGGTTATATGGTTGATGGCAGACCAATGAGGCGTGCCGAGTTACGAAAAGCCTTTAAGCACTCAACTATTGATTCGGCTCTATCAGAGAAACTTATTAAATCAGAAACAGCACCTTTTGGTAGCCTAGTGACGACAAAGAAAAGTCAAAGGTGGATCACAGGTGTTGCCCTTGGTATCTCACTTGGTACAAGGTGTGTATTCTTATCAAAAGATGGTCTAATACTTCTAAATGTAGAGGACCGTGAAGCTGCGTGGGTTCCAGAATGTCTAAATACAAACTAGGTGATATTACTAACGCCTCTTACACTAACCAGTGGGATCGTGCAAATAAAGACCCAATAACAATGGCTGTTGCTAATGCTATTGCTGGTGCTGTAGGTGTTGCGGGTGCGACATCTTTTGTAGCTGGTACACTTGCGTTTAAAGCTATCGCTGTTGTTTCTTTCTTTGCAATTCAAGCTGTCGTTGGTGCTGTTGTAAACGCACTAATGCCAAAGCCAAACTTGGGTTCAGCGCAAGGTAGTAAAGGCTTGTTGGTGAACAGTCGTGATGGCCTGTCGCCCTCAGAGTTTGTCTACGGTAAAATTCGTAAGGGCGGACCAGTTACTTTTATTGAGACTACAGGTACAGATAATAAGGTCTTACACCAGATCATTGTACTAGCTAACCATGAAGTAACAGGTATAGACGAAATTTACATCAACGACGAAGTAGTTACTATGAGTAACGAAAATGTCACCTCTGCACCTTGGAATGGTCATGTAAAGATTTACAAGCATTTGGGAGATCAGCGGTACGACTACGACACTTTTGCAAACTCCTCTCAATCCCTAAGAAGTACCCTTCACAACGAAACGTCAGCAGATGAAAACTTTGTTGGATTAGGTATTGCCTACTTATACTGTAGGTTTGAATACGACCAAGATGCCTTTGTTAATGGCGTACCTCTGGTTTCTGCCATTGTTAGGGGCAAGAAAGTAAGGTCAACCTCTAACGGAAACAGTCAAGGTAAAAACTACTCATCAAACCCAGCTTGGATTGTAAGGGACTTCTTAACTTCGGACTACGGCCTTGGAGAACCTGAGAGTTCCATTGATGATACAACTTTTGAAGCTGCCGCTGCTGTTTGTGATGAAAGTGCTGATGTTATTGGTGCGTATAAGTACCAAATCAACGGTGTTGTCGAATCCCGATCCTCTATAGGGGAAGTTCTTGAGAATATGGTCGCCGCTTGTAACGGTACTCTATTCTGGGGTGCTGGTAAGTGGAGGCTCAAGGCTGGTGACTGGATAGAACCTACAAGGTCAGCTATAACCCTTGATGATATTCGTGGTCCTATCAACATTGATACCAAGGTTTCTATGAGGGACAACTTCAACAAAGTTGGCGGTACGTTTATCAACGGCGGTATTTACAACGAAACTACAAACCCTACTGGTGGAGATTGGGTAAGCCAAGACTACCCAGAAGTAAATGCGGATAATGCCTTTCTGTCCGTTGACCTTGATGTAGAAAAGAAGTTGGATTACAACTTACCTTTCACTACCGATTCAGCACGTGCGCAACTTCTAGCAAAACAGTTGTTGTACAGGTCAAGAGAGCAAATAACCTTTAGTACAAACGTTAGTATTAACTGTATGGACATTGAGGTTGGTGATGTTGTACCTGTAACTATTGACCGTTATGGTTGGGATGAAAAGCCATTTGAGGTTGTAGCTTGGAGATTAGAAGCCGATGAAGAGAGTGGTGCTTTAAGTATCGCACTGACACTTAGGGAAACTTCAGAAAGTTCCTACAGTTTCACAACTTCTGACGCAAAGGCTATAACACTAAACAATACAAGCCTAAACAGGTTCTATGACGTTCCTGATATTAGTCTTTCAGTAGATCAGGAATTTAGGGTCATTAACCAGAACGTAACTAACATCCTTGCAGTTGATGTATCATCTAACTCACCTGAGAGAATAGATTACGTTATTGTAAAATACAAAAAGACTGGAGATTCTTATTACAAGACTGTAGGTCAAAGTAACCTAAACGAAGAAGATACTACTATATCGTCCTTTGAGATCAACGATATTGAAACCCCGCAAATCGGTGAAGATTACATAAACTACACCATAGTTGCAACTCCAGTAAACTCTTTTGGGTTTAGGGGTTCTCAGGTAAAAACATTCTTTAACGTTTCTGCTGACACCATACCGCCTAACGCACCTACAAACTTAACCAAAGTTCTTTCTGGTGGTACAGCCTTCTTTAACTGGGAGGGTTCAACATCTTTGGACTTGTCGCACTACAAACTTTACTACAACAGTGATTCGAGTGCAAACTTTGGTGACGTGGGGAATGAAATTAAGGTTGCTAAGATTGCCCGACCAGCAACCTCTATAAGTTTTCCTGCGGCGGCAGGTAAGTATTTTGTCTCTGCTGTAGACAAGACAGGTAACGAGAGTCAAACCTCTGTTCCCTCTGTGCTTGTTGAAGCCTCGGAGTTACCTCAACTTGATGCAACTGTCTCTGAAGATGAACACCCCTCTTTTGACGGCTCTAAATCGAACCTGACAGTTGATAATGGTGAACTGCATATGACTAATTATGCAACATCTGGATCGTATGGCTTGTACTTCGTCCGTTGGGGTCAAGGAGGTACCTCTAACTTGAGTGTGGGGACCTCACGTACTATACGCTTGTCTTACACCGCTACACACACTAGAAAACATGCTAACGCTGTGAACGGAGAGGTTAACTGGGACGACATACCTGATAACTGGGATAGTTGGCCTAACTTCTGGGACACATGGACAGACGAAGATGCTGCTTTCCAAGACCATGCGGTTATTGTTGAAGCACGTGCAGGTAATACTGTAGCAGCTTTAGATGCCGCCCCTTGGACAACAGTACCTTGTGAATTGGTCGGGCAATACGTAAGTTTTAGAGCAAGGTTGACTAACTCTGGACCTAACGTTTCACCATCATTAACGGCCTTAACAGCCATAGTGGAGTATTAAACATATGTCGCAACACGACTTTACCATTGCCAACCAAACGGCTTCAAATGCTAGGAACGACATTAACTCTGCCCTACAAGCCTTGGCTTCCAACAACTCGGGTAATACGGCACCCTCAACAACTTATGCCAACATGTTTTGGTATGAGACAGATACTAACAAGCTAAAGATTCGTAATGAAGCAGATACAGCTTGGATCACGTTGGGTGAGATCGACCAGACCAACTCAACCTTTGTACCTTATGTTGGTAACTTTAAGATTACCCGCATGAGTTCAACAAAGATTGGGTTTGAGTCTGGGGGAACCACTAGAATGTCCCTTGACACGAGTGGTAACCTGATCACAACTGGAAACATGACAGCTTACGGGACACCATAATGGGATATAAACTAGGAACACGAAGCCTACAAAAACTATCAGGTGTTCACCCTGACCTAGTTGCAGTAGTTAAACGAGCCATTGAAATCTCAGAACAAGACTTTTCTGTTCTGGAAGGTATACGACACATTAACCGCCAACGTGAACTTGTGAAGTCTGGTAAGTCTACTACAATGAACAGTAGACACCTGACAGGACATGCAGTAGACCTAGTACCTTACCCTGTGTCGTGGGACTGGGAATACTTCTACCCTATTGTGGATGCCATGAAGGAAGCCGCAGAGGAACTAGGGATTGACATTGTGGCTGGTGCTGACTGGGAGAACTTCCCTGATGGGCCGCACTTCCAACTAGATTGGGAAAGCTATCCATAATGCCTATCCTTGGACTTAGAAAAACATACGACAAGGTTATGTCTGCTAACGGACCAGCCCAGATGCTAACATATGGTTTCTGGGGGGTCCTCATGGCTGGTATGTTCTGGGGTGTTTGTGACATGTGCTTTCCACCAGAATTACTTATCTTCTGGGGTGCCATAAGTGCTGCTGTTGTACCTATTACTATTTGGGGTACACCTGCCATGCTACGTAATATACTACTACTGGATGTTGTAGTATCTGCTTATATTATGGTTGTATTTCTAACGCATGAACCACACGTTGCAGAGTTTGTTTACTACACCCCATCAGTGGAAGGTATGAGCATGGCACATAGAGGTTCAGGTCATGGACTAGCTGATTGGTTCCATGCTGCTGCCCTCATCTGGATGACACTACATGCAGTTTACTTAGCTGATCTAACTAATAGACAAATACTAGAAAGAAAAAGGTTTAGTCAGTATGACACTTGAGCAAATGACACCAATCATTATTGCTCTTGTCGGGTCGGCGGGTCTGTGGGGCTTATTATCTCTTAAAGCAAAGCAAAACTTTGAGAAAGCCCAGAAAGACGATGCACGTTCCGCAGAGTTTAACGAAACACTAAAAGAACAAGTAGACCGTTTGGCAATAAAACTGGATGCACTACAGGCTGACAAAGAAGAACTACTACGTGAGATGTCAGATGTTAAGGCACAACTGGCAGAGGCTAATGCAACCATTAAGCACCTAGAAGAACTGCTACGATCCCGATGATGTGTATGTTGTTCATGGTAGGGTTTGGACATTCGTTTATTGACGGGTACTACAAATCTTGCCTATACAAATGCGAAGATAATACCCGACGATATTATAGAGTTGATCCCGATTATATATGCCCTAAGAGGATAGAGGATGATTGACCCATTAACAGCATTGTCGGTAGCATCCACTGCCGTAAGTCAAATGAAGCAACTTATAAATGCTGGTCGTGATACTACACAGGCACTGTCTAAATTTGCTGGTGCTTGGGCAGACATCAATGAAGCTGAACGACAAGCAAAGAACCCACCTTGGTATAAGACCTTTAGTGGTTCACTAGAAGAACAGGCTGCACAAGCCTTTGCCTGTAAGAAAAAAGCTGAAGCCCTTAAAGCTGACCTAGAAAACATGATAAGATTTGTGCATGGTCCAAAAGGTCTTGAAGAATACAAAACCATCTTGCGTAATATGCGTAAGCAAAAAGAAAAGACAGAGTTCCGTAAGGCTAAACTTAAACAAGCTATAATAGAATGGGTTTTCGGCGTGATTGTATTTTTGTTAGCAGGTGTAATATTAACAACTGTTATTTATGTGGTAGGTAAGGGGCAAGGTAAATGGTGACACCTGAATGGTTAGACAAGTGGCGCATATGGCCTAGACTTATTATCACGTTGTACGGCTATGCTTTCTACCAGACAACAAACTGGTTTATGGCCCTTGAGGACCCGTCAAATGCACAGGCAGGTTTCGTATCTGTAATCGTAGGTGCTGGGGCAGGTTTTTATGGGATATATGTAAATGGTAAATCGTCTGATACTCGTAGTTCTACTAACGTCAACGTTAAGTAGTTGTGGGCTTACGTCCCTAATTCCCACTGGCGGGGGACCTAACGTAGCTGCTAACACACAGATAGGCAAAGAGAACTACCAAGGGGTCACGACAAGTGTTGATACGTCAGTCAGGCCAGTCCTTAGACCAGAGGGTCCCGTAGAGACTGTACAACAGGACAACAGTACGACAAACAACACTGAGGTAGACCCACTGCTGCTAATCCTTTTGGTGCTTGGGTGGCTTGCTCCTAGCCCCAATGAGATAGCAAGAGGTATAAGAAGCCTGTTCACTAGAAAACAGGACTGATAAAACTAAAGAACCCCCCTAGGAATTAACCTAGGGGGGCTTTTTTGTGTCTAAATTTTCATTAGGATCAGCATAGCTTTTAGCTTGGCTTCATCAAAGTGTGAGAAATAATCATACAACTGATTTTCCACTGTGGCATCTTTAGAGTCAAAGGATGCACTGGATCGCATTAGTGGTAAGTTCTTCTCTATGCGTTCTACCATACCTGCTATGTGACTGGCTAATTCCCTTGCGGGACTGTCACTCATCGTGTGTCATACCCAACTTGGACATACACATAGCTACACCTTCGTACAACATCTCTACGTCCTTCTCTGCTTTACCGATACGATATAATGCCCAAGCATTGAAACCCAGACTTGCAATTAGTAGACCTTCTATAATGGTCATTTACGCTCCTGTTGTTGAATTAGTGCTTCCAGATACCATCGGGCTTTCTTAAGGTCCTCTACGCCATTCTTGTATCGCCATCGGTGTAGATACTTTGCCACATTCCCACGGTAGTACCCAATCAGTTCTTCGTCAGTTAAGACATCTTTGATGTACTCAATGCACTCTATAGAGCCTTGTCCGTAGTGTGCGGGTTTGTTTACGTTGTCACGTTCCATAGATCGTTGTCGTTCCTCTATCGTCATAGGTGAAATCATAAGTTCTCCTTCATAAATACCTTAACCCACTGTGCGCAGATGTCAGAACGTACAATGTCCTCAACACCAAACTCAATAATGGGTACAGGTAACATATGCTTCTTTGCTAAGTGAATGACTTTGGATAAACCGTCCGCCTCTTTCAAGTCCGACTGCTGAACATCGCCATTAAGCACAATAGTAGTTGATTCGCCCACCCTTGTCAACAACATCTTTAATTCGTGTGTCGTGATGTTTTGGGTTTCATCCACAATGATAAAAGCATTATCAAAAGAGCGACCACGCATAAGAGCCAGAGGGGCCATCTCAATGTTTCCGTTTTTGATCCCTGTTTCAACTGCACCCTTCCCTAAGTGTTTCTCTAACACGTCTAGGACTGGTAAGGCCCAAGGCATTGTCTTTTCCTGTAGGTCACCCTTTAGAAAGCCTAGTTCCTTCCCTACGGCAACGTGAGGTCTTGTGATAACGATTTTATCAATTTCTTTCGTCGTGTAGAGGTCGGCAGCATAAGTCGCCGTAACATATGTTTTACCAGTACCCGCAGGGCCAAGGATAAAGACTTGCGAATATTCTTTAAACGCATCTAGTAATTCCTTTTGTTTAGCACTACGTGGTACAATCCCAGAGGTTTGTTTCTGGGTCGCACCTTTGTAGTTAGTTTTTCGTCGGGTACGGGTTTGTTTCTTCGGGGGTTCATCCATACACTTGTTCCAACACAAGTTTGGCTGTATCTACTGGCATGTTAAACCACTCTCCTTTGTTGCTTACACCCATCTTTTTACAAATCTTGTGTGCCTTAGTTTCTGCTTTCCTACGGTCATTAACCTTAACAGAAAACTCTAGTTGGTAGTCACGCATAGGGCTGCTTGTCTGGTAACCATTCAGACGATCCTCTGCATCAACAGCCATACCTATCTTAACCCAGTTAGGCCATGCAGGGTTTGTGATTACGTACACGTAACCCTCTTTAGCTAGTTTGTAGTTTCTTAGGCTTGAGAAAGCTGCATCGTTAAAGGATTTATACCTACCTGCTTTATGTAGTGGGTGATTAGTGGGTACATACTTTCCGTTTACATACATACGACCATCGTTAAACTCTTTACGACAAGAGTGACAAAGGTATTGACTGTTGTTCTTTTCGTGTTCAGACCAGTTATGACCTAACACAAGTTCTGTTGAACACTTATTACAACTACAACTACTCATCCAGATATTCCTTTAGTTCTGTGTAACCACCTATATGTTCTCCCCTAAAGGTCCAAATCTGCGGTACAGTCTTTATGTCTGCCTTCTTGAACAGGTCTAGTATCCACTTACTTTCCTCTAGGGAGTAGTGACTAACACTACCCCCCTTGGAAGCGATAAGCTGTTTAGCCTTGTCACAATATGGACAGTTCCGTCTGCTTACCATTACGTACATCATGTCAGGTCTACGATCTCACAGCTATCCCCAGAACATGCCATAGTCTGCATACCTGCGGTGTTGTCCTCTTTCTCGTAGTCTGACAGTTTAGACCAATCAATGTCTGTAGGCATTACCGACAACAACATCTCATAGTCCGATTTCTCACAGTCCTGATAAGGTGCCTGTTGATAAGTGTGATCAGAGTGTGGCAAGAATGATACACCTGACATCTCATCAAAATGCTCATACACAAACGCACCTACAGATACCCACTCATCGTCACGAACTGAGACAGTCACCGATGGTTTATGCTCACACCACGAACGTTGATACGTTAGCCATGTTTCTAGTTGCTCAATGGCTGTCATGTCGTTACGTGTTACCGCACCTGCTGGGGCTTTCTGTGGGAAGCTGAACACTGTTGTTGTGTCGGGCTTCATCACACAAGGCTCATTAGGTACACCCTGATCAATCAAGAATTTTGTAAGTGGGTCTTTATTGTCTCCACGCACTGTGCGGATGTAATAAGGGCTGTGACGAGCGTGTATCCCACTAGCAGAATCAACAAGTTGGGAGACAGTGCCACTAGGTTTGACACAAGTGATAGCAGCAGAAACAGGGATACCAAGACGTTCAGCCCATTCAGCATTAGTAGAGATAGCGACATTTTTTAGATGCTCCAATGTTTTCGCCAAGCCAGCATTAGCACTGGTCATTAGCGGGTTGTCCATGATGCCTGTTAGACTTACACCTAGCAGACGCTCTTCTTCCGTATTTACCTGCCAGTCCTTAGACAAGTATGGGAACTTTGTATAGGTAGACTGGATCGTACCTAGAATTGTTGCCTGTCGTACCTTACGTTCAAGGTCCTCTAACGAATCAGTTGCACGTACTACAACTTCCGTCAAGTTGCAAAACTGCGCTGATCTCAAAATTATTTCCGAACATGGATTCGTGCCAAAGTTGTGTTCTGAATCACGTCTACCATTTTTAGCTGCTTGCTTCTGTGATGCCTGACGGTTGAAGATGCCACGCTCACCTGACTTACTTTCGATCAATGCTGTCCATTCACGCATGAATGTCTCTGCATCTGGTTTTTCTGTGTAGGCAACAGAGTTGTTAGCTAAGGCACGATGTCCGTAGTTTTCCCACCACTGGCCTGACTTAGCGTGACGCATACGATCATCCGACAGGTTAGACAATGAGATCATAGCAGAACGGCGTACACCACCAACCACAACGATTTCACCAATCTTGCACATGATGTCGTGACACTCAATAGACGATAGCTTACGTCCTGTCGCACCTAAGAACTTATCAATCGTAAAGTTGAACAGGTCAACCAAAGGTGCTGGACCAGATGCCCGACCACCGAATGTCTTTAGTCGTGCGCCAGCAGGTCGTACTTTAGATACATCCCACTGTGGAATTTCACCTGACCACAACAGTGCTAGAAGCTGACGGTACGCCTTAGCCCAACCTTCTTTGCTGTCCTTGACTACGATTGTCGTATCAGACTTGAATAGCTTTTCTGGGACCTCTGGCAAGTTCTGAATGTACTGACGTTCAACACTGAACCCTACCCCTGTACCACACAACAGGATAAACATAGCCTCGTCAAAACGCTTAGGCTTGTCTACTGCCACGTAAGAACAGTTATACATACACGTATTGTCACGTGCTGATGCAGGCCCAGCAGTCATTACAGAACGCATAGATGGCATAACCTGTAGGTCTAGGATCGCATCACGAATGTCGTTGATGTAGCTATCGTTTCCTGTTAGGGGCTTAACGATATTGTCCATGTAGCGGTCAACTGTCTCTGACCATGACTCACGCTTTTCGCCAGTCCAACGGGCATAACGTGATAGTGCAATAAAGTTTTGATAGGGGGTAGGGAGCATGTTGTTTGTCATTATTATTCTTCTTTTCCTCGTCCACGCATTGATTTATCTTCGCCTAGCCAGACCAGTCGGTCAATATCGGCACGTGCAATGCCAATGTCAGCTAGTTCTTTGTCTGTTAGTGCATTTAGTTCCTTGATTACACGACGATGTTCACGCCACGTCACTACGTAGTTCATCCATCGCCAAAACCATTTAATCATCTGTTTTCTTCTCACTCATTGTTATCCTCATTCTAAAACACACTGTAGCAAACCTTATGGGCCTATAAACCTTTGGAAGCCTATATGCTCTTTCACTTCCCGCTTCTAGGTGGTCTATCACAACACTTCATCCCATCGCTTCTAGGTAGCCTTGTTTCAGTATCATCAATGATTGCACCGCCGACTGTGCAACTATTATTA